AAATCATCCAGGCTACGACGTACGAAGAGATGAGGGAGCTCGGAATCATCCCTGATGTCGAAATCGAGATGATTCGTGTAAAATACTCTGATAGATTTAAGACCTTATGCAAAGCTGTAAAAGGAGAGTTTCAGCAAGAGACAGCGTTCATCCAGTCTGAAGAAGCTCGAGACGATGTCCTACTCAGCATCATGCGAGAAGAATCAGACAAGAACGGCATCTTCTTGTTCAAGACGATCAAGCATCTAGAACGTATCGAGAAGCTTTTCCGTCGAATGACTAATCGTCCTATCGTCATCATCAACGGCGGTGTCGGAAGAGACATACGTGCAGAGATCCGTCGCCAGATCGACAAAGACGCGAATGAAGGCATTCGTGGAGTCATCCTTCTAGCGACGTACGGAACTATGTCCACAGGCGTATCGATTAAGAACTTAGACTACGGGGTGTTTGCAGCTCCGATGAGATCGAAGATCAAGGTTCTTCAGTCTCTCGGCAGACTTCTTCGCAAATCGTCTTCGAAGATCTCAGCTAGACTGTACGACATCTGGGATGACATCAGCGAGTACACAGGAGCGGACAACTATGGAAAAAGTCATGCGAAAGCGAGACTCCGTTTTTACAAAGAAGCAGGTTTCAGAATCATCGAACGAATTCAGCGCATTGAATAATCCGAACTTCCTTGGTCGAATAATCGCAGTACAGACGTTCCAAGGACATGAATACATCGGAATCAACTCTGGCTTCGATGAAGAACGACACGGCATCACGATCCGAAGAGCTGGTCTGAGACTCGGAGCTCACCTCTGGTATGCGAAACTTGAAATCGCTGAAGGTTCTATCAGAGGCGTAAGAGAACCTGAGCCTAAAGAAGTAATCGAATACATGAAGCGTGGACGTGACTCGGTCGACACGCTAGGAACAGTGAACTGAAATGAACGACATAAGCAAAGATCTGGTTTTCGATGACGTCGGTCCTGGCAGCGGAGACATCCTCGACATGCTGAAGAACGGAACTCCGACTGTCGATGTCGGACCAGCTCCTTCTCAGATCACGATCTACGTCGCTCATGACGATGCTGAAGAAGTGAAGAACGCGAAGGACAACATCCAGTTCGTCGTCGACTCCGCTCGTGAAGCAGTCACGTTCCTTCTCACACTCGGCAAACAGACTGGAAATCCGCGCTTCTTCGAGACTGTGAACTCCCTGCTGAACACGATCAACGGAGCATCAGGCCAGTTGATCGGCATCGATCGAAAGAAGAAATCTCCTGAGCCAGCTCCTACTGGACAGAATGCAGCAACGATTAACAACATCCAAGACAACAGAACGATCGTGATGTCGACTTCTGATGCACTCCGTGAGACCGCGAACCAGGCTCCGCAGAAGATGAAAACGATCGAAGGTTAAGACACCTTGATGATGTATCGGTAATTTCCTCGGAGAACTCTCTTCTGTGCTTTCTCGACTCTCTTACGGTACTTCTCAGCTCTCTTTTCATCCGTGAATGCGAGGAGAACACTCTCGGAATCGTCGTCGTTAATTCTGATGACTGTATAGAAATGTCTGTCTTCAGTCATCAGATTTCCTCGACTTCGAATTCTTCGTATTCATTGAAGACGAATTCGGTCGAGTACGAAGATCCTCGTTTCGAATTGAAGTCGTCCACAATTTTCTGGATCTTCTTGACGTCATCAGTTTTGATGATCTTGAAGACGCTTTCGACAGAGTATTCTCCGTTCCAGTTAGACTGCATTATGATGTAGACTTTCATTTTCAATCCTCGTCGCGAAAGAGTTCGAGTTTCTCGATTGTCATCCGAGAGAAGATTTTCGTTTCGCGAATTGCTTTGACGAGTTCTTCTTTCTGATCTTCGGAGATCCAAAACATCCAAAGATCTTTACCGTTGGATCTATCTCCAGGACCGAATCCGATTTTTGGATATTTCTTCGTCATGATTTCGAATTGATCATGTGATCCGAAACGAGAAGAGATATTGTAGAAGTTGTAGTAAATGGTTTTTGACATTTTGAATACTCCGTGGTTTTGTTGTTAAAATGATATTATCTTCAGTTTCACGAAACGTAAACAAGAAAGTTTCAGAACGAATAAAATAGTGTATGGCAATCTTCGACGAAAAAGTCACTGATCTCTCTGCGGATCTAGCACGAAATCCGATCACGGATGACATCATCCTGAAGAAGAACGAACAGGCTATTCGACAGCACGTCGACATGCTTCTTCTCTCTGATGAGTTCGCAGCTATCGGTCGTCCGTACGTGTGTGCTGGTTTGAAGAAGTACATCAACGAACCTGGAACAGACGGAAACATCGCGTCTCTGAAAAACCGGATTCGAGAAGCTATGCGATACGAACATCGAGTCGCCGTGGACTCTCTCGACGTGAGCTTCGATTCCGTGACAAAATACGCAGTGATCTTGATGAACTTGCGGTTCGTGAACTCGGACAGAACGTTCAGTTATGAGAGTCGCCTGAGGAGAATTCTGTAATGGCTATTGACAATGCTCAGCGATTTCGTCAACATGATTTCGGCGAAGTTCTAGCGAACCTCCGGTCGTTCATGTCTCAGCAAGACGTGATTTCCGACTATAATGTCGACATGTCTGTGATGGACGTTCTTCTGTCTGTGATGGCATACAACACACAGAACAATTCGATCACTGCTAACGCTCTGTTCTCTGAGCAGAATATCGACACTGCTGTCCTTCGAAAGAACATCGTGAAGAAGGCCAAGGAGTACGGATATCTGCCTTACTCTTCAGTCTCTTCGAAAGCTTCGGTCGACATCACAGTCGTTCCGAATATTCCGAATGAAGCACCTCCTTCTCTGATCCTCGACAAAGGAACTCAGTTCGTCGGAATGACTGACGACGCTGATGCTACATTCACCGTCGTTCGAACTCAGACGGCTAAGCTCGTCGACGGATCGTACAAGTTCTCTGCTGTCGAGATCTATCAAGGAACGTACGGAACGATCGACATCTTCATCGATCGCAATCGACGGACTCAGGTCTATGAAATTCCTATCGACAACATCGATCTGAACTTTCTTGAGGTCTACGTCCAAGAGACTCCTGACAGCGAGGACTTCACAGAATTCAAGTCTTCGAACACATCGATCAACGTCACTGGCGAAGATCCGATCTACTTCTTGCAGGAGATCAAGGAGAACAGATACGGTCTGGAATTCGGTGATGGCATCATCGGCAAGTCAGTCCAAGATGAAGTTCTCGTTAGAGTCGTGTTCTTCAAGACTCTAGGCAGTGCTGGCAACGGAGTAAAGACGTTCTCGTTCAAGTCGTCTCCTGACACAGCGAACAAGCTGAACTCGTACTCTGTCAACACTGTCACATTGACGAAATCTACAGGCGGCCTAGCTTCAGAGTCTGACGAGTCTGTCAAGAGGAACTCTCCGAAGTTCTTCGTATCACAGAACCGTGGAGCTAATCCTTCTGACTACTCTGACCTCATTCGAATGAAGTTTCCTTTCATCAATTCGATCTCTGTCTGGTCAGGTCTCCAAGGAAAAGGCTACTTCGATCAGTTCGGTCGGATCTACATCTCTGCAAACACAGACAAGTCTCAGTTCTTGACTGACTCTCAGAAGAGCGACATCTACGACCTCATTGTCAATCAGATCGGCATCTCTGGGATCATTCCGATCATCGTAGACGTGGACAACATCTACATCAGCATCAACAGTCGCGTGTTCGTTAATGACTACATTTTCTTGAAGAGCTCTGATATCATCAAGAAAGTGGATACGTACGCACAGAGCGTGAATGACGACACTCTGAATTCGTTCAATGCGATCTTCGAGTATTCGAAATTCACCTCCGGCATCGACGATCTTGACGACTCGATCACCAGCAATATCACGACGATCCAGATCCACAAGCGAGTGTTTCCTGACACGAGGATCGACACGAACTTCCAGACCTCGTTCATGAACCCTATCAAGAATGTCGTGTCCAACAACTTCACGTACGATTCGAAGACTGTGTTCATTCGTTCGACGACTGACGGGTCTCTGAACATCTACGAAGTGATCAACGACAAAGAAGTTCTCGTTCGAGAGAAGGTCGGAACTGTGAACTTCGACACAGGAGAACTCACTGTTTCGAATATCACGATAAATAGAGTGAACCCTCAGACGAAGGATGTTCGCTTCTACGCTGATCCAGTGATCAACAACGTGAAGTCTCTTCGAAACAACATCGTGACGATCTCAGACATCTCAGTAACGGTTGAGCAGAAATAAATGACAGCACGTATCGAACTGGTTCTCTCCAAAGACGAAAACGGATTTCACATCGACGGAAATCGAAACTACGATTTTCAATCCGGAGTCGAATACGTTCTCTCTTCTGACTCAGACATCTGGGTAACGTGGAATGATGACGTCTCACACCTGCAGTCTGTCGTTCCTGTGAACAACGTGATCAATCTTACGAATCTTACTTGTACTGATCACCATCGATACGTGTCTGATGCTCTTCTGTACTATGTCCGTTTCAAGAAGATCGTGGACCTCCAAGGAATTCCAGTCGGCCTCTGGGACAAGGAGATCGAAGACGTCCTTCAGAACTCCGATCTTTCTGTCGACGTGATCAACTACATCTCGAACATCATTCTTCCGTCGAGAAAATTCCAGACTAACAGCTCGTTCGAAGAGCTCTTCGTTCTCGAACAGCAGGACAATCTCGAGAGTTCAGTCTCTGTTCTTCCGAGCAATGACGAGACCGTTCGTGACTATCTCTTCCAGCAGTCTGAACGATACATTGCTGTTCTGAAGAACGGAATTCGTCTAGAGCCTCAGTTCTATTCAGCTTTCTTCGTACAGAACGGCAACTTCAATCGGATCGATCTTTCTGAGTCTATCTCCGGTGACGTGCGTGTACGTACGGATCTATGTCATAATGTCAGAAACAACGGCTCTAAGTCCGTAACGATCTACGTAAGAGAGAATGACGAACGGAAGTTCTTCTTCAACTCGTTCGATCACTCAAACCTGTCGAGTTTCATTGGACGAGGACTGAAATCTCCTGATAACGCTATCTACATTCGTAATCAGTTCGATGACTACGTTCTTTCTAAGTATCCTGAACTGTACGAGTTCATGAAGACGTACTACGGATACGAGAACCTTGCGAGCTCGTCGTCTTCATTCATGCGGAACATGTCTGATTACTTCGATGTCGACAAGATGTCCGAAGAGATGCTGCGGAAGAAGATCAAGACTATCTTCAATTCGGTTGACAGCGTCCGTGTAGACAAGCGTCTCCTCTCGAAGCATCTGATTGACTTCTTCAGAAGCAAAGGAACTCCGAATTCCTACAAGTGGCTCGCGAATGCTATGTTCGAGAAACCTGCTTCGGTAAGACGCTTCTCTGATGAAGTGATCCGGTTGTCATCTTCTGACGTGTCGAAGAGTCTTCTCGTTCCTCTCGTCGAAGCAGACTTCACGAGGATGATGGCTAACGGTGACGTGAAGCGCCTGGACATCACGTTCTCAGACATCGACGACATCGCTAACGGCTTCGTCGGCTTCGTGTTTCAAGGACGATCTTCGAATTCTCTTGCTCTGATCGAGTCAGTCGAAAAGAAGACTTATCAGAAGAAGGTGTTCTACGTTCTCAAATGCACAGTGAAGAACGGAGAGTTCGAAGACGGAGAATTCCTGGACATTCGACGGATATCCGGACATGTCAATCTCAACCAGATCACACTGACGAACAAGAGAACTGGCATCAAAGGAATTCGGATCATAGACGGATCGTCTGGCTACTCCGTCGGTGATCGCATCGAAGCTCTCTCTGACACAGGCGAAGGACTCGATGCTTTTGTCTCTCGCGTCGACGAGAACGGCACGATCAAGAACATCCGAGTTGACGAAGCTGGCTGGTTCTACAGAGAAGCTACTGACTCAGTCCGAGTTTTCAACGATGTGCGTATCGACAAGCTGGACTTCGATCCGTCGATGGTCACTTCAGCTCTTGTCATCAGAAATAACGGTCTCGGATATACTTCTCTAGACGGAAAGATTGTTTCTGTCGATATCATTGGCACGAGTCTCTCCATCGACGGCACTTACGAGATCAATCGCGATTCGTACATGTTCAACTATCCGATCGCTTCGTCTCGTTACAACAACGCGGTCGTGTTCTTCGGAAAAGGTTTCGACAGTCGAACAGTCTACGTCGTGAATCAGTTCGACAGAGCTGTGAAACTTGAT